ACCCCGGCCGGGTCCCCGGCCGCCGTCAGCCTCGGCCAGCCCAGGCCGAGCTGCTTCGCAGCCCAGTAGACCAGGCCGCTGCAATCCAGACCCGGTGGGATCGAGCTGCCACCCCAGACGTAGGGCACACCTATTGCCTTGCGTGCGGCCCCGACCAAGCCGGAGCCGCCGGACAGGCCTGCCTCCTCGGTCTTGGACTTGAAGAGGTTCTTCAGCGACTCGAACCACAAGGGCGGCATCGCGCCCACCGTCTGCGCCCAGAAGCTCGAGCCGACAGACTTGAGGAGCTCCTTCGCTGGGGAGATCACCAGGTTAGTGACCGCACCGATCGGGTCGGAGACTATGTCCGCGACCGCCGAGGCCGTGTTCTTCACCCAGCTGATCGACGAGGACACCGATCCCTTGAAGCGGTCCCAGATGCCTCCCTTGGCGAAGGCGACCTGGCCGCGTCTTGTGCCGGTGTCACCGACATTGGCCAGGCCCTTGCCCCGGGAGGCGTTGACCCGATCCAGCCAAGGCTTGCCGCCCAGGGCCCGCAGCGAGTCCGGCCGGATGATCCCCTCTCCGCCCGACAGGCGCAGGGAACCTCCACCGTCAGGCGAAAAAAAGTGGAACACATCCCTGCCCGGGGTATATCCGGGCGTCATGGTCCGCCACTGGCCACCCGAGGCGTACCCCGGGATCGTGCTCACGCTCGGCAGGCGCAAGGACAGGCCGACCTTCTCAGCGATCGTGTCGAAAGCCTTCTTGATGCCGTCGCGATAAACCGTGCCGATCACGAAGTTGATCGGTGTCGCTGCGGCTCCCTTGATGGCGTTCATCGCCGTCTGTACGCCCGACTTGAAGGTATCGAAACCGGACTTGGCGCTGTCGATCGCGGTCTTAATCTTCGGGAAGACGGTATTAGACAGGAAGTTCACTACCGTGGAGATAGTAGTGGAAATACCATGCCAGACCGGCTTGACAACGTTATTCCAGAGGAAGGTGAAGATCGGTGCCAGGACGTTCGAAATGAACGCCCACAGTCCCATGAGCGCAGGCTTTATGACCCACTCCCAGGCGGTCTGGATCGCCGCGCCGATGAGCCGGAAGACCGGCTGCACCACGTTGGCCCACAGGAACTGGATGATCGGTACGAGCACCCCGGTGATGAACGACCACATCGCCGACAGAGCTGGGGAGATGATATTGGCCCAGGCAGAGGCGATGAAGTTGGAGACAGCCGACCACACCGGCTGAACCACGCTGGTCCAGAACTCCTGGAGCGCGGGCGCCAGCGTGTTCTTGACCCACCCCCAGAACGCCGACAGAGCCGGATAGATCACCGAGCCCCAGGCGTCTGAGATCACCGAGGAGATCGACTGCCACACGGGCTGGACCGTGGTCCACAGCCCCTGCAGCGCCGGCACCAGGGAAGTCGTCAGCCAACCCCACAGGGCAGACAGTGCCGGGTAGATCACCGAGCCCCAGGCCGTGGAGACCACCGTGGCGAACCCGTTCCAGAGAGGCTGGACCACGTTCGTCCAGAGGAACTGGAGCACTGGGATCAGCACGTTCGAGATGAACGACCACAGACCGCTCAGCACCGGCGAGATGACGCTCGTCCAGGCCGTAGAGACAACAGTGGCGAACCCGTTCCAGAGAGGCTGGACCACACCGGTCCAGAAGTCCGCTAGCGCCGGCGCCAGGGTCCCCGTGACCCATGACCAGAGGTCAGACAGGGCCGGCTGGATGACGTTGGTCCAGGCGTTCGAGATCGCCTCCCCGGTCGCGATCGCCCCCTCACGCAGGGTCAGGAGGAAGTCGACGAATGCAGAGTCCTCCTCCAAGCCGAACAGGTTCCCATCGAAATCCCCCTTCGTCAGGAGATTCCAGATCGACTGAATGCCGGGGATAAGAGTGCCGGATAGCCATGCCCATACCTCGATCGCGGCGTCGCGGACACTGAGGAGGAAGTCGACGAATGCAGAGTCCTCCTCCAAGCCGAACAGGTTCCCGTCAAAGTCACCCTTCGTCAGAAGGTTCCAGACCGACTGGATACCAGGAAGCAGGGTCCCGGAGATCCACTCCCATACAGCCGAGATGGCCGGCTGAATGTGCTGCTGCCAGATCTCGACGACAGTCCTGCCGAGCTCCTGCACTTTGATGCGGAAGGCCTCGTTCTTCTTGTACAGGAGCACCAGGCCGGTGACCAACAGGGCGATCGCGGTGACGACGAATCCGATGGGGTTGGCCTTGAACGCCGCGTTCAGGCCGTGCTGGACCAGGGTGAGGCCCTTGATCCAGCCGATGACCGTGGGGATGATGGAGAAGCCCGCGTACGCGGCGGCAGCGACGCCCACGCCGATGGCGAGGGCCTGCATCTCATCCTTGTGCTGCTTGATCCAGGTGACGGAGCCTCCGATGGCGTCGGCCAGCCACCCCATCAGCTCCGTGATGGCAGGCTTGACGTAGTCGATGAGGTCCTTGATCGCGCCGACGACGGTGGCCTGAAGGTTGCCTGCGGCACCCTCGATGGTCTTGGTGGATCTGGCGGCCGCGACCGCCGTCTCGTCAGAGCCGAGCTGGAGGATCGCGGCGTTGAACTCGGCGGCCGAGATCTCCCCCTTTTGCATCGAGTCCCTGAAGTTACCGGTATAGGCGCCCATATCGAGCAGGGCCTTCTGGATCTTTCCAGAAGCGCCGGGAATGGCGTCGGAAAGCTGATTGAAATTTTCCGTCGTCAGCTTTCCTTGCCCGGCGGTCTGGGTCATAACCATTCCGACGGACTTGAAAGTGTCCGCATTTCCGCCTGCGACAGCATTTAAATTTCCCGCGGCCTCTGCGAGCTTATCGAATCCGTCGACGCCGTTTGACGCAAGTTGCGCGGTGATCTGCTGAATATCGGCCAGGTCGTATACGGTCTCGTCTGCGTACTTCTGGGCCGACTCCTTGAGCCGGTCAATAGTCGAGGTGTCCAGGCCGGAGAACTGGAGCGTGGAGACGAACTTGTCGGTGGCGTCGGACGCCTCAATGGCCTCTGAGGCGAAACCGCCGATTCCGACGGCCGCGCCGAGGGCGAGCACGGGAGCGATCGCCGAGCGGGCCAAGGAACTGACGGAGGAGACCTTGGCGCCCGTTTGAGCGGTGGCCGCGCCGGCCTTCTCTGCAGCTGTGTCGACGTGGTCGAGGTTGGTGGCGTACGTCTTCAGCGCGGGGTTGGCCTCGGCGACCTCGCGCTTGGTCTTGCCCGTCTTGGAGGCCAGGGCGCCGACGGCCTGGTCCGTGTCGCGGGCGGCGGTCTCGACCTTGCCCATGGCCCGGGAGTGGTCGGCTGCGGCCTGGTCCGCGGCCTTGTTCGCCGCCTTCGAGCGGTCCAGCGCCTGGGCGTAGCTTTCCTCTGCGCGTGCGATCTGGGCGGTGTTGCCTGAGGAACGGGCCTGGTGGAGGCTGTTCTCCGCGGTGACCAGGGACTTGGCGGCGGCCTCCTCGCGAGCCTTGCGATCGGTCTCGACCTGATCCTGGTGCTTGACCTCCAGCTCGTAGGTCGTGTTGCGCTGCTCGGCCAGCTGCGTGATGAGGTTGGACCGCTGCGTCCTGGCGTTCGTGACGGCCGTCTGAGCGTTCGTCGCAGCGGTTTCGGCGGTGCTCCTGGCCTCCTCGGCCTGCGTGGCCGCCGTCTGCTTGTCGGCGACCTTCTGATCGGCCTCCGTCTGCGCGGTGTTAGCCGCGGCCAGGCACGTCTCGACGGTCTGCATGCGGGAGTCGACGCCGGCCCCGATGTACTCCATGGCGACGGTGGCATCGGAGAGGTCCCCGACCGACTGACTCGTCAGGAACGGGGTCAGGGCGTCGAGCGGCCCCGTATTGCCCTCCTCGTACGTCTGAGCGACGACACCGCTCAGGTCCTGACGCGCCGTGGCGACATCCGCCGCGGCGTCGGTGACGGCCTGCTGCGCCGTCTCCGCGTCCGAGGTCGCGTTTTTGAGGTCGTTGGCGGCGACGAGGTAGTCCTCATCGGCCGTCTGGGCCGTCCGCCGAGCCGACTCGAGGTCGACGTTGAGCTGACTGAGCTGGGCCTCGAGGTCGGCGATGGACGTGGATGTGCTGCTCTCGGTCGTCTTGGACTGGTCGATGTCATTCTGCGTCACATCGTCGGCCAGAGCAGTGGGGCTCACAGTCGGGGCGAGCGCCAGGGTCAGGGTGAGAGCGGCCAGGGTCGTGCCGAAGCGCTTCCCTGTCAGCTCGGTGAGGCGCACGGCACCGCGCGGCCGCTGCGTGCGATGGGTCAGGCTCACAAGGTCTCCGTCATGTCACGGCGCGTCGCCTTGGTGGACGCGCTACTGAATCAATGGACACAATAGTCGCACGCACCTCAAAGTAAAACAAGAACATCATAATTCACATCAGTCACATGCACCCTGGGAGGTGGAGAGGTGCGCGCAGGCGGGGGGGCGCCCGCGGGCCCGGGGGCCCCGACCCCCCGGGGGGGGGGGGGG